GAAACAATCCTCGATTGCCTTTCCTTCTGCTGTCCTTTTCTTCGACATGACATTGTACCTCAGGCAGCCATTCAGATACTCGATCCTCATATTGATGGTGCCTTCAAATCCTGTGATCGTATCCTTAACCTTATCTCCCAACTCAAACTTGAACATTTCTCTCCTTATTGGTTGTTCTTCCTGACTTTGTCAATACTTATTCCAAAATCTGTCATCGCCATCTCCTGGCGCTTGGTTGACCCGATCTGAACCAACATAGTACAGCGCTGGTCCAACGCTCTGACAATAGCCTTCAGGATCCCTTGCTGCCGCTCAGATTCGATCAAAGTCCTCTGAGCCTCCTGATATGTCTCGTCAACCTCAATCGCAGATGAAACCATAGTCTCTGTAGCCTTCTTGTTCTCAGCCAGGAAAGCAAGTCTCTTGCTTGAGTCAAGATTGGCCCTGAGTATATTCAGGTTCATCTTCTGAGTCTCAACCTCGGCTGAGGCGAATTCCAACAGGGTCGCAAACCAAGCATAAATTGACGGCTGCTTGATAAACTCATCTGTCAGCATAGCCTCGTTGATCTGAACGATCTCTCTCAAATTCCCTTTGAAGTCTTTTCCGCCGACCTCAATCGACAACTGCATATCCAAATTCATTCAACACCTCCTCATATATACATACCATCCAAGTCACCAAACGTACCACTTATTTTACCGGAATCTCCCGGATTGTCCCTCTTTTTACTCACCCAGCTCTCCCCATGACCGGCCAACTTGGGAATCAAATACCATCGGAACCTGTAACCACGGGAAATACTTAGGGATATCATATTGTGCTATGTTCCCGATCTCTTCAGTTATGTCCTGAGCCACTCCTTCCTTGCATTCCAAAACAATGCTGTCATGGACCGTAATAATGATCTTCGCATCAATCTTGGACCTCTTGATGAAGTTATTTAAGCATACCATTGTGAACAGAATAATGTCTGAACTGCTGCCCTGGACCGGATAGTTGACTGCCTTGCGCAGGATATCACCTGGCATCAAAGCAATACCTTTAACCTGCGGGAACCGCGCAAATCTGCCCGTAGGGTACTCAATGAATCCTTGACGCCGCAGGAGTGTGGCTGTGCGGGCATGCCAGGTCAGGAACCCAGAATACAGCACGAAGAACTTCCGTCTGAAGTCTTCGCATTCAGCCCGGCTAAGTTTTAAGCCATAGGTACCCTCTGCATAGTACATAAACCCTTCTGCAGACTGACCATAGATAAACCCAAAGTTGACACCCTTGGCCTTCTGCCGATCACTCTTGGACACCTTATCAAGCGGTTTATTAAGGATCTTGGAGGCGGTCAACGCATGAATGTCAGTGCCGGCATTGTAAGCCTTGATCATTGTCCGCTCACCGGCAATGCTGCAGCCTATCCTCAATTCAGCCTGGGAAGCATCAACGTTCAGGATCTGGTAGCCTTCCGGAGCCACGAACATCTTTTTAATGTCCTTATCCCGCGGGATATTCTGCAGGTTCGGGTTTTGGCTATTGTGGGAAAAAATACCGCATGATAAATAACTGTGGTCTTCTTCTACGGTGATGTCATATACTTCAAGGCTTCCCGCAGGGATAATTTTTTTAATTGCACAGACAGGCTGTCCTTTACCTGTAAAGAGTGTATTTTTATATGCCCACTGTTGGTAGTTAAAGCAAGATTGTTGATGTCGTTGTTCTTGGGATTCCCGTCGATATGGTGAACCACAACATTCGGAGGCAACTCTGGTAATCCTAAAAATTCGGCCATCACCACATGATGTGCAAACTGCCTCTTCCCATGATGGATAATAGTTAAGTATCCCCGATTGTCGTCGCACAACCCTATCCAGTTGTGATGCTGAGCCTCGGTCTTCTCCCTCATTGGATTCTTGTCTCCAATCTTTGAACGTGAGTATCGAATCTTCTTCAACGCTTGATATTCCGCGTCCGGGAGATAATTCTTCAATACCCAAGAAATGTTGTGAAAAGTCGTCTTGAGTTCCTTGCTCAAACTGACTGCCGTTGGGCAATCCGTCTCTCTGTACCGAACCAACACCTTCTCGTAATTTGCTTTGATCCATGACTTTGAAATACTCATCTGCTACCTCCTTTATGGTTATCCATCTACCATCGGATAGTAGCACTTTATGGGATGTTGTGCAAGTCAAAACATTCCCATTACACAAATAAATATCATACATCGGCTCAATACCCTTAATCTGAGTAGCACTAACTGGGCACCACCGGCCTTTATGCGTCCAAACTTCATCACCAATCCGGACATCCTTAATCTCTTTTATGCCTACCCGAGTAACTACAGGCGTCCATGATGCTACACAACTTAATCTCCCCGTCCTGGTCCCAATGATACTAAACCCGCCCCGGAGCCTGCCATCCGAGTTGGTCATCGGTGGGATCTTGATTACGTAGGTCGAGAGCGCCTTCTCGACCTTCCGGATATCAACCAGGTACTTTGCAAGTTTGCAGTCCTGGCTCTCCGCCAACTTCACCAAAACCTCATGGTCAACTGAATATCCGGTCTTGGTCTCTTTGATCGGCTTAAACTTCATCTTCTTGAACAACAGGTTCGACAACTGCTTCGGTGAGGCAAAGTCAACGTTCTTGGCTGATGGGAAATTTTCTTTAACAGCAGCATTCAACTGTATCAATTGCTGCTCATAGATCGCTTTCAGTGTCGCCGCGTATTTGGTATCGATCAGGATCCCGGTCAGTCCCATGTCCACAATGACATTGCAGAATGGCATGACCACCTTATACATCAGATCCAGGAGTTTCGGGAACACAGCCAACTTCTTATAGAACAGATGATAGAGTTGAAGCGTATAATCTGAATCCTCGCAGCAATAGTTACTCATGTCAGACAACGTCTCGCTTGGCTGGAACTGATATCCAGTCAGGAACTCCGGAGCCAGGACTTTCAAGGAGTAAGACAATCTGTTCTCATCCAGCAGATACGACATGATCATGGTATCTGAGATCTGACCATTCACCTGAAACCCAAACTTCCGCAGCCAGCGCAGATCAAAGACGCAGTTGTGGAGGACTTTCGGGACCTTTGACGCCAATACGGCTGCCACTACCTCGCGGCACTTGTCCTGGATATTGATGTTGATGTTCTCCGGATGATCCAGCGGGATACACACAGACTTCCCTGGCGCATATCCAAAGGAGATCACAACGATCTTGGCATCTGGAACAAACGGATCCAGGTTGTTATTCGTTTCAATATCCACTGAGATTACTTCCTGGCTCAGAAGCAGATGCTTGAATCCCTGCAACTGCGTCTCATCCATAGCCAGAGTGTACTCGCGGTTCTGATAGAGCTCACCCTTAAGGAACATCTGAACCTTATTGAGATCCGCCCGCAGCAGCGGCGTAGCAGTCTGGTTTCGCAGGCAGTAGGCCGGATGCAGGACCGGGAAGAATGCAACCCCATCCTTAATCGTAAGCGTGCCCTTGTCATCCATAATCTTATGTTTAGGGAAGAAGTGATTCAAGGCAATCCCACCCACCAGGATAACCACCTCTGGCTTGATCGCAGCCAGGTCAGCATGCAAGAACTCCGGAGGACAGCACTTGAGAGCCTTCCTGTTCGGCGTCTCGTTGTTCGGCGGATGGCAGTACACCGTATTCAGATAGGACAACGATGTATTATCAAACCCAACCTCATCCATCAGTTTACGCAGAAGCCTCCCACTGGTTCCGACAAATGGTGCCTTCGCGGACGCTTCTTCCCGACCGGGAGCCTCACCGACTACGACAATCTTAGATCCGGTAATAGTCGGCGGAACCAACGGCCTGTCGTTATAAATACACTTCTCACAGATTGGCCGCTTCTGCTTAGTGTTCAACTTTGCTGTCACCTGGTCCATTATAGTATCAGACATTTAATCATCCTATGGCAAGTATCACCGCAAAGTGTCTCGCCGTTGTTGATATTCCATAACTCGGCACAAGCGAGTGCCTGTGTAAAAGTGGTGATATTGTATTCCTTGAGAATCTTAGCAAATGGTTTTTTATGGTGCGCGTGTAATTTATTACCTCGGGCGCCGCACTTCTGGCAAGTAAAATCGTCACGGGTAAACACATTTGACCGCCATTGCCGATACTCAAAACTCTTTCTAATTTGTTCCTGAAGAAGAGTAGCACCACAATAATTCCAGGGCACTGTTCCGCGGCGTGAAGGTGGTACTGTACCCATTCTTTTCTGTGCTTCACTCAAAGCCTGGCAATGTTCTGTGGATAATGGTTTACCCAAGCGCGATTGACTGATATGCTTTCTATGCTCAAGCGTCATTTTATACTTCTTCATTGAAGCACTGATCTTCTGTTTCTGTTCCTCTGAATGGTTACGGCCCTGCATCCATTTCCCATGCCCAAGTTCCTTATGAGTAGAAGACATCTTTTGTCGTGTCTCTAAAGAAGCCTTCCTACCGACATTAGTCCTATGTCCTTTTGGAAACAAATACTTGGCCATGCTACTTCCCGTTATAAATTATATCGTCGACGTAAAGTACTTCGCGGTCCCATACACCGAGTACATACCACCACCGCCCAAATGGCGAATGAGCCAGAAGTATCGGATCCTTTTTCTTCTCTTTACCATCAGAGTCTATAATCAAACTTAACTCTAAATCTTTATCCGATACCTTCGCAAAAGCCTTCTCAAAATTCTCAATCTCATCAATCGCTTCCATCGGAACGTTCCGAGC